TGTTGTCCAGTATCTTCACGCTCGAGCCGTACCATTTGCGGACGTATCTGCCGTATCGGTCAACAAAGCCGAACTCGCCTTGTGCCGAGGCGATGTAACTGAGCATTTGCCGCATTGTGGTGTCTTTGGGTATAGAGCTTATTTTGAAGTCGAAGTTTGCGGTCTTTAGGCGTATATGCCCCTTACCATAGAGCCTTGCTCCGCCCTTTGTACGCAGCTTTGCAGGGATGGTGTAGTCGTTGCCGTTTTGCAGTCCAAGCTGCTTGCAAATATCGTCCTCGATAGCTTTGCTCCATGCAGGCAGGGCGACTTTTGGCTTGTAGACCTTGTCGGAAAAATACAACCTATCCGCAAAAGTGACCTCAGTATTTCCGCCCGACTTTTTCGACTTCACGCAGGTAAAACGCCCAAGGGGTATTCTCTCTCCGTCAAGCACCTCTCCAAGCTTGCTTATCTGCTCCACTGTCAGCTTTGAAAGCTCAGCGTAGGTGTAGGCTTCTAGGGTGGAGTAGGTGGTAAATGCCGAACTGTTTTTCATATACAAACTGAAAACATACTCATTCCCAAGATACTTAGTTCCGTCGTCAACAAGCTCTGCCGTCACACTTTGAGAACAGACAGCTCCAAGCTCTATATCATCACTCAGAGATGTTGATTGAATGTCCGTCTGAACGTTCTGAATGCCATCATATGCCACAGGTGCTTCACTCTGAGCGTCCTCTATCCACATACCCCACAAGGCTTTGTAATTCTCTATCCTGCTTGTTATCTCATTGCTTGCTATGGTGTACATATGCCCTCCTAACGTTCTGCAAATGTGACAGTACAGCTCTTGTAATACTCACCACCGTCAAGTCTGACAAGCCCCTGCGGTACATAGTCGCTTGCGTTGGCGGATATAGAATAATACTTGCCATTGTGCCAAAACTCCAGCTCTGCAAAATCGGGTCCGTCCTCGATAAGGGATTGTATCTCGGCTGAATCTGCGACAGGAAGCATTGTCCACTTGCAGGGCAGTTTGTATTTGCAGAACTTTCTTGCACCCACAAACAGACCTGTTGTATTCACTCGTCCTGAACCTGCCGTCCATTCGTAACAGTTTACAGGACTCCAGCTATCAGGGTCAGGGTCTGTCACCCACACGCCATTTATCTTTAGCAATGTTCCTGTCAAAATGCATTCACTCCCGTCTTACGTTTATACTGATTGTTGCTGTCCTGCATACACTTGAAAAGCACCTTGCTGTCAACTGTTCCGAAGAACACAGGGTCATAAGCTTTCAGCCAATCAAGTATAGCGTTCAGCACCCTTAACACCTCGTCAAGCTTGCCGTTATCAAGCATACCTTGCAGTTTGCTCAGAGGTGAGATCACCTCCGGGTCTGCCTTTGCGTTCCTGTTATCGCCCACCATTGCAAGGGTCGGTGCTGTCGCAAGTCCGCCCGTGGCAAGCTTTGGTATCTCAGGTATGCTTATTGTATCAAGATCAAAGCCGAAGGTTTCTCCGCCTATGCCAGGCACCCAATCAGGCACATCAAAACTCAGGCTGTTAATGCCGTCGATTATCCAGTTGACCGCACTTTCAATAGCACTGGTCATTTTGTTTACTGCACCGATAATTAGGTTTATAGGTGCTTTCACAACGCTGTAAAGCGTATCCCACACGCCTTTAAAGATCTTCTTTACACCCTGCCAAGCCTTCTTCCAGCTACCTGTGAAAATGCCTTTTACGAACATTATAATGCCGTTGAGAATGGTCTTTACGCCTCCGAAAGCGTCTGAAAAGGTCTTTTTGAACCACTTGCCTATGCCTTTGAAAACGCCCTTGACAGCGTTAAGAAGCTTTGTGAAGATCTCCTTTATCTTTGCAATACCCTCAGATACGGCATTATACAGACCTTGTATGATATATCCGCCCATTTCAGCCATGACCTTACTAGGGCTGTGAATACCAAAACAGTTCTTGAAGCCCTCAATAAATGGTGTAAGAACATGGTCATAAAGCCAAGTGCCTATGCCCTTGAAAGCGTCAACAATACCTGTGAAAAGCCCCTCAACGATATTACCACCACAGTCCTGTATCTTCTCTGTAAAGTAGTCACGGATACTGAAAACAGCGTCCTTGATAAAGCCCCACAGCACCGATACCGCACCGCCTATAGCTGAGCCTATGGCCTTGAAAAGCTTTGTGGCAATACCGCTCCAATCTATTGTAGAAATGAACGTCCACAGCTTTTCGCCTATGCCCTGCCAGTTTACAGTTTGCAGGAAGTTTATTGCCGTATCAAGCAGACCTTTCACGCCCTCAGAGATAGTCGTTCCTGCCTTGCCCCAATCAATCTCATCAAACCAGCCGTTCACAGAAGTGCCTATGGACGAGCCAAAGCCCGACCAATCAAAGGTGGTAACGAACGAATAAAGATAGTCGATGATAGCTTGCCATTTTGAAGCAAGGGTCTTGCCGATAAGCGACCAATTCGTTTTCTTTATACCGCCGTTAAGAAAATTAGCCGTACCCTTGCCGAAGCCTGCCCAATCGAACTTCTTCATAAAGCGGTATCCTGCGCCAAAAATTGTGTTTATGCCTCCGCCGAAGCTGTCACCAAGTCCTGTCCAATCAACGCCGTTTATAACGCTGTTCAGACCGTCTGTAAGCTTATCCACAAAGCTATTCAGCTTTTTCTGAATACCGTCCCAGTTGATGTATGCGAAAGCTCCGTTGACCTTTTCAGCCACAAGAGAGCCAACTCCTGCCCAATCGCCCGACTTAATGGCGTCTTTCATACGCTCCGCCCAATCTGGAAGCTGAACGTTGTCGCCGTTTATGGCTGAGTAATCAATGCCGCCCTCTGAACTGTCTGTATCGGACTTGCTCTGATCCGGTGCAACTCTTACAACGTCAAAGTCTGCAAGGTAAGTGTCCTGAGTTTTCTTTATCTTCTCCGCTGACTTCTGAGCCTGCTTTGTCGCCTGCAAGGACTTCTGATAGGTGGTGCCGAAAAGCTCAGAGATAAACGCCGCCACAGTTTTTGTCGCCGTCGCTACGCCCGTCATAAGCGTATTGAGATACGGCATTACTGTGTTCATTATCGGTGTGAAAGCTATGGTGAGGTTTGCTTTTATTTCGTTTAAGGACTTGGCAAATTCTTCGTTGCCTGAAACAGCGTTTGCAACAGCGGAACGTATTCCTTTCAGCAAAACAAGCACGCCTGCCATTAAGAACACTCTTTTTGCCGCAGATTTGAGCGAATGTGTAAACTTGCTCAGCGGTTTTGAAGTGCTGTCGATAGTTGTTTTAAGCCTGCTGAATTTGGATTTAACTGCGTCAACAGCCTTCGAGCCTGCCGAACGCATTGTCTTGAAAGCTCCCACAAGTGTAGTCTTTATGGTTTTGCCTGCAAATGAAGCGACTTTTTTTAGTTTCTCAATAGCAGTTGTCCCTGTTTTTCCGCAGTTGCTAAATGTTTCCTCATATTCGCTAAGTTTTGTTTGAGTTTTATCTATAACTCCCTGCTGACTTATAAGCTTACTTTCAACGCCATTAAGTTCTGAAACTATCTTTGCAGCTTCTTCGTCTGAACTAGCGTTTGCAAGAGCAGCTTGTAGCTCTTTATACTTAGCCTGCAACAGGCTCATTTTTTCTGTTGCATTTTCGAGTTGGAGATTAAGCCTTTCAAATTCACTTTCAGGTATTTCAAAATCACCAAAGCTCTCTGTCGCTGTTTTAGCCGCCTCGTCAGCTTTTGCCGTAATTTGCTGAGCGATATCATCAACCTCAGCCTCTATCTTATCAGGGTCATACTCAGGATTGTAATGTATCTGCACAACTTTAGGCTTGATGTTTTCGATTTGATCGGTGGTGTTTTTTATATGCTCATTGGCTTTATCAATTTCAGACACCACCTTTGCAGTAGCCTCCTGCATACTCTTCTGAGCGATCTCCGACGCACTGCCAAAGCCCTCGTCTATGGCTTTAGCGGTCTTATCCATAGCGTTCTCAACAGCTTTCTCTGCCTGCTCTACTGGCTTTGAAAAGCCGTTCTGTATGCTTGCAGATATCTTGTCAAGCTGCTCCTGCACCTTGTTTTTTATCACAAGGTCAAGAGATATAACACCAACGCTTGCTCCGTCTGCCATTACTTATCACCTGCCTTTCCGAACATTCCCTTGAACAGCCTTTCAAAGTATTTCGCAGTTTCAAGCTTGTCCTGCTCTGTGAACGTTTCTCTTGCTTTCTGACTTCTGAACGCCGTCCACTCTGAGCGTATCTGCTTTTCATACCTGTCGAAATTCTTTATGATGTCCTTGTTGTCCTCGCTCCTGATACGAACGATCTGACCCAGCGGCGTATCGTGCATAAGCCCTGCAACGAGCCTATACCAATCGCTGTAATGCAGATTTTCCTGCTCTGAGGGCAGGATATTGTACTGCTTTTCAATGGATTGTATGATAAGCTCTCGGTCATAGTCAAGATCGTACCAGCTTTCTTCAAACTTACTCTGCGTTTTCCTGCGGAAATCGAGCCTCTGTCTTTTCTGCGTCCTCGCCTGTTACCGCTGAGATAACAAGAGTGAAAAGCTGCTGATATGCCGCCCAAGGCATATTCATTGCCTCTATCTCCTTGTAGTCCTTTGGTGCGAACGCAAGCTTGAAAACCTCGTCTATCATATCAAGATCTTTCTTTTCAGCGTTCTTGTCGCAGATGTCAAGTATCTTCTTGACAGTTTTCTGCCTGTCGTCCACAGGGTAGACCTTGTCGCCTACTCTTATCTCAGGTGTACCTGTAAGAAGCTTGCTGTCGAGTGTATACATCTTTGCCATAGTTATTATCCTTTCTGATATATAAAATTAGGAGAGCGCTTTGAACGCTCCCCTGTTTTGTCTGTGTTCTTACGCTGCCGCCTCAGTAAACTCAGGCTTGCCGTCGGAAGCAAAGTCGAACGCAAGCGGCGCAACTGCTGTCGAATCTCCGCCACCCCATTCTGTTACGCTGACAACGCCCTTGATAACAAGCTTTGCTCCGCTTGGAAAGTTCCACACAAGGGTTGTGGTCGCCGCAGCACCTGTTTTGAGTGCAAGGCTCTCGATGTAGTCATTGCCTGCGTCACCGACGTTTCTCTTGCCTGAGATACTGATAGTGATAGACTTACCAGTGAGCAAACGTCTTGTCCACCCCTGCTGATCAAAAGGCTTCCACTCCTCGATATTGCCGTCAATGGATACTGAAAAGCTCTCCATATCGGCAATAGTCACAAGATTGCTCTCTGTCGAGCCGTCGCCGCCTGTCTTGTCTATCTTGAACTGGTTTTCATATACGGGATAAACTCCTGTTGTGTTTGCCATACTCATTCATTCCTTTCGTAATATACTGTTGCCTCGATAACATATTCACACACGCCTCGCTCGTCCCTGCCAACAGAAACAGGCTCTTCGCATTCGAGATACTTTACCATAAAGCCGTCACCCTTATGCTGACGGATATCGGATAGGATATCAAGAACGCTTTGAGCCTTTATCTCTGCCTGCGTGGGAGTATCAGTCCAATGAATAAGCACCGAGATATGTTTTTCAAGTGTTTTTGTGCAGGCTTTTCCGCCTATGCAGATACGCTGTGGCTTTGAGGTCTTTGCGTTGTACACGCCTATACACTTATCAAGGTTGCCGTCAATAGCGCCTGCATACACGTCCTGCAAGTCAAGGATATCGCTCAGCATATCCGCTATGTTAAGTAAAGTCATACGCCTGTCCTCTTTTTGAACTCTGCCACAAACTCATTCTTGGCAAGGTCCTTTTTACTGCCTGTGATATATGGCTCAAGCCAAGCCGCACCTGCATTAGGGTTATTGCCTTTCTGAAAATGATACTCAGGGTGATAGTACAAACGTCTTGCCTGCGGAGAGCCTGTCACAAGACTTGCACCGCTTTCGTCAGCGTGGACAAAGGTCTGATTATCCTGCATATCGCCTGTATCGAACGGCATTGTCTGAGCACTTACAAGGTCTGTCCTCACCTGCTCCATAGCCACCTCAGCAGACTTCACAGCAGCGTCTTCGATAGCCTTTATTGCCTGCATATCAAGCTTTATTTCAATGCCCATTATATCAGCTCCAATCTTGTGTAATTCACCCTGCCGTCAGGGTCTTTGGCTTTCTCAGAGCCATATATCTTGTACGTCCTGCCGCCTATGACCGCATAGCCCTCTATAACAGCGTTATCAGGGGCGATATCTCCGCAGAAAAGAGCCTCGCCTGACAAGGTTATAAGCTGTTTCTCTGCGGATAATTTCTGCCTTGACTTCTCAGAGTGAAAGCATTTGCCCTCAAATATGACCGTCTGCTTCTTTGAGCCGTCACGATTAAGTCCGTCCGTTCGATAGACCTTGCAGGGCGTTTTGCATACCCTTTCAGGTACAAGCTGAGGAAACTTCATCACATCAGCCCCCTGTAACATAGTCCTGTCTGCATAAGCGCATTGTAGACCTGACGTGTTGTGATAACGCCGTCAAGAGATACCACCTTTGACTTATCGAATGACATTGAAACTCCGCTTATGCTGTAAGCGCTCAGAGGACTTTCTAACAGCTCCGAATTGTCATAGATAAATTTCATCTGCAATGCTGTGGAACGCTTTATACGCTCTCTCTGAAAGTCTGTGAAGCTGTCAATGCCCTCTGCTGTTATGCGGTTGAAAGTCAGCGTGTCGATATCGCTTTCAGCTCTTTGCCGAATAGCCGAGAACTGTTCTTCGGAGATATCACACTCAGGACAGATATTGCAAAACTCAGTAGAGGTGAGGTACATATCCCTCACCCCTTACTCGCTGTACTCTGCTGTGTCAACGTCAGCGTAAATGCTGTCTATCTTTCCGTCCTTGCCGTTTGGGAAAGTGAAAACATCTGAGAACGCTCTGTTCTGATAGAGCCAGCCGTCACCCTCTGTGTGTCCACCCGGAGCAAAGCTGTAAATGCTGTTGATCTTAGGTACTATCTTTGTGGTCTCAGGTGTTGCGATAAGCACGTTTATCTTGTGTGAGCCTGCGACCTTTTCATAGTATGTATCAAGTGCAGACTTGCTCGGTGTGTCTGATACCTTAGTGTAAGAGCCGCTTGATTCGGTGTAATACTCCTTGCCGCTCACGATATCGGTATCAGCGGTCTTTACATAGCTTGCAGCGCAAGGCTCAAAGCCGCCGTCCTCAGGGTCAAAGTTGAAGCGGTCATAGAAACGCTCATCATCAATGACCTCCATGATAGGCACTCCGTCAATGTCGGTCACTCTTGTTCTAAGACCAAGTCCTCCCTCTGCGATCTGCGTCATTTCTATCTTTCTCGTGAACTTGTCAGACTGCTCCAGCAGGTCCATAATTGTGGAAGTCACATACATAATGAGCGAGCCATTAGACTTATATCTTCTCAGCTTGCCTGATGAAAGAAAGCCTTTGAGCTTGTCGAACACGTTACCCTTTGTGTATGATGAAGCGGCTGTTGATGAGTGATAGCCCTCAAGCTCTGCCGCTCTCTGAGCTGTCTTTGAGAAGAACAGAGCGTCCGTTTCGGGAGCAGACTGTGTTTTCTCAAATACCTCTGAGATGTTTTTGATAGACGCTGATGAGTTCGTTTCGTCAACGTCAGCCTTATCCACAAGAAACTCAACATCACGGTCGTGTGTGAGTGTGAAAGGCACGTCCGTCTGAACATACTTACCTGTGTTCCAGCCGCCGTTTCTGTTGTGGCTCTTGTAGCCTGATGTTGACATCTGTGTGAAGTGGAAAGTCTTTGCGTCAAGCCACCTAACGTTCTGTGTGATGAACGGACTTGACAGTGTTTCCTGGATCCTTATCTCCAAGAGTTCGGGGTTCCATACTTCTGCGTAATTAAGATTTGGCATGATTCATTCCTCCTGTTTTTACTTGAATTTGTTCCAACGTTTCTGCGCTGTTGGTTTGCTCTGTGGCTTCTTTTCATCAGTATCCGAAGATCCTGCACCGACCTTGAAACCGCCCTGCTTTTTGCCGTCGGACTTTTTGCCACCCTCGCTTTTCATATCCGGATACTTCTTCACCACCGCAGAAAGGGCGGCGTTGATATCCTGCTGACTGCCGTTTCTCACATAGCTTTCAGCCACCGCAACGGCGTCATCGATACAGTCGGGCTTGATACCAAGCTGCATAGCGGCTATCTGAGTTTTGAGCCTGAGTATCTCCTGATCTTTTTCGTCAGGTGCGTTCTCGGCATTGTCCTGCTTGTCGGACTTATCCTCGCTTGGCTGTTCCTGCTTATCTTCCGCAGGCTTATCAGCACCCTCACCGTTCTCGTCAGCCTGACTATCGTCCACCGCAGGCTGTTCCTTGTCGGCAGAGTTCTCATCTGCCTTGTCCGCAGGCTTTTCCTCAGCCTTTGGCTCGTCCTTTTTCTCCTCGTGAGTGTCGGGAGTTTTCTTCTCTTCCTCATCAGGGAGTTTCTTTTTCTCGTCCATTTTCTGACCTCGCTTTCTTGAATTTGTGTATGAAAAAAGCACCCGTTAAGGTGCTTAGTTCCGATGTTTACTAATTGACTATTTTTTCTTTGTTGGCTAAAACAAAAGTCAATGCGTTCTCACAGCGTATAAGAGCGTTGATATACTCGCTATTATCATCTGCCTGCTTGCCAATTTTCATTTCAATTTCTGCGATTTCTCTTTTTGCTCGGCATAAAATATAGACATCTTTTATGCTTAGTCCCATATTATTCTTCCTTTCTGATTTTGGGTATAAAAATACCGCCTCGCCGTAGCGGAGCGGTTAGATTTATAACTGACCGATATAATCCAAAATACTTTCGCACATCAAGCCTTCTTCATTTGGATTATAATTTTCATCCAAACAGTTCAAAGTCAGGTAATCACCAACTTTATCTTCTATGACATCAAGTTCATCATTTGGGTCAATACCAATAGAAACAAGAAACTCTTTTTGTTTTTCTGACATTATAATCACTTCCTTTTGTACTTGTTGATTTTGTTCTTGCCTGTTTTCCATATAGTTGCGATAGTTCCAGTTTGGGGATTTACATTAACAGTTGCTTTCTCACCAATAAATCGTTGGCTTGGTCTGCCCAAACTATCAATTTTAATTTCATCAATATACAGCGGGTTTATAAGTGCATCTTTTATATCATTTACAGAAACCTTTCTTTCGGAAGCTCGCTCTTCCATATGTTTTGAAAATTTCGTTACACCAATTCCGTTAGATGTTGTTAATTCAATTTTATCATCTTTTTCCTTTTCTGTCAAGCCGCCATACACTTTTTCCCTAGAATAATCCCTCCGCAGAACTTCGCTGTTAGCGTTTATAAAGGCTTTCAATTCCTGCTGTGCCTGCCTTACTTTCTTGCGGTAGGCTTTTGCTGTGTCGGGGTCGAGAGTGCCTGCCGCAAAGCGTTTTAGCTTGCGGACTTTCCGCTCCATTGCACGCTGTTTCTGCTCAAGCTCTCGCTGCTCTTTTATCTTCTCCGCCGGTATCGGCTCAGGTATCTGCGTTCTGCCGTGTATATACTGCGTCATTGTGTGACGGCAATTCGGGTGGAAAAGCCCATTCTTTACGGCGTATGACAGCAGCCAAAACCACTCACCACAGTAATTTGACTTGCCTTGAAACTCGTCCTTTTCGCCCTCCCATACCGTGAATACATCATCAATGTATACTTGACCTTGCCAAGGCTCACAGGTCTTTGAACAGCCGCCATACTGCGACACAAGCACAGTATCATACCCAAGCTCTGCAAAGCGTTTCGCCGCACCCTGCAACGCTGCCCTTGTGGAAGTTGTCCTAAGAGCCATTCGCACATAGTCGGTAATGTTCACTCGCTTGCCGTCAGCGTACACGATACAGTTTATGCCCTTGTCGAGGAAGTCCCTTGTGGCAAGGTCAATAGCCTCGTTAAGCGTCATAGAGCCTGTTCCCATTGCAAGCTGTACCCTATTCAAAGTCTGCCTGTAAATATCGTCTGTCATTCGCAGAGCGGCTGTTTCAGCGGTCTTTTCAAGGGTGGTGACGTCTTCCATAAGCTTTGCCATTTTCTTTTCGTTCACGCCAAAGAAATGCTTGTCGGGGATAGGTGTTATAGGCTCGTCAGAAAGCTCCTGGGCGCTCCTTTGTGCCTGCTGCTGACCCTCTTGAAACTGCTCCGTCATAAGCTGTCTTGTCTGATCGTCGATAACCTCAACGTACTCGTTCATAATGTCGAGGTTTTCACGGTGGAAGTTCTCCATATTTTTCAGTTTCTCAGCCTGCCAAGCAGACCATTCAAAGCCGTAACGCTGTTCCTCCGCCTTGTGCCTTTTGAGATTGCGTTTCAGCGAAGATATGAGCCTTAGCTCTATCTCCTCAAATATTTTGGCTATGTCCTTAAAATTAAGCGTACTCATCACCTACCGCAGTAGGCTCACCCTCAGTAAGCCCCTTTTCCTGCATTATCCGCTTGACCTCTGCGGCTTTCCAATCGTCCTCTTTAGAACTGCCCCACAGCTCCTCCACCTGCGTTTCAACTGACATAATACCATACGTGCTTGCCTTGCCCACAGTTTCAACTCTGCTGTCAAAGTCAGGTGCACCGTACTCGTCAAAGTCAACTGTCACCTCATAAGTCTCAGGGGCTTTGCCCTGCATATTGTCATAGGTCATAAGCACCGCAGAAACAAGCTGCGGCAGAGCCTTTTCAAGAGCCGTTGTGATAGTGTTTCTGGTGTTGCCTGTGACGTCTTTCTTCTCTCGTTGAGCGTCCGCACTTGACATCTTACCCACATCTATGCCAAGCGTGGCAGGAGATACAAGCCCTTGCAGACACATAAGCAGGCAATTCGTATAGCTTGCCACAAACGCTTCATACTTGATATCAGGCTGAACTACTTCTATCTTAGGCGCTGCACCCTCTGCCGAAAGCGGTGGGTCAATACTTATGTAACTGTTGCCGAACTGGTTAGGTGCTTTAAGCTTACCGCTTGCAGGATCTCTAGGTATCATGCTTTCGGGGATATACTGCTTTACCCTGCCTGCTCTGATAGCGTCCCACCATTGTGAGATCACCTCGTCCAAAGCGTCAAAGCAATCAGACTTACCGCCGTCAAAAATGCTCTTGCCCCTATTCGGGTACTTTCGTGATGAAAAGAATTTCAGTGGCACAGCCATTATATAGTCGCCCTCAAACTCAGTTCGGGGCGGTATCTGTGCAAGGCAAGGCACGTTGTCCAAGCCGACCTCGTGACCGTTATCGTCATACAGACGGCTTTCTATGTATCCCTTGCCGTAATGCTCTTCAAGGTGAAATTTCTTTGTGCCTGCATAATGTACAGAATGAAAAACGACCTCGTTCAGCAGACCTCGTACAAAGTTATACTCCACTTTGTCAGCGCCGATAAACTCGACTATTGGCGTATCAGAAAGCTCAGTATCCACCGATATTTTGAAAGCTCCGTCGCCGTCAACAAGTGCGGTAACTATCGCCTTGCCTGTCAGCTCTGTGAAGTCTATATGCTCGGAAATATTATCAAAGTCAGCCTTTGCTTTGTCCCCTGTGACCTTGATATCGTCCATATCAGAATAGACAATGTATGAAAGCGTATCGGCGATTATTGCAGGCAGACCGCTATGTATCTTGCGTATCTTTTCTTTCTCAGGGACGCTGCTCCAGAATGAATTTGTGCCTAAGTTAAGCTGACGAAAGAACTGTGAAAGCTCTGCGGCGTCACCACGATACCAAAGCTGTGACCTTATCACATCGGTCATAAAACCTGTTTTCTCTGTGATAGTTATACTGTATTCGGGTGCAGGCTGGATATCAAGCCAGTTTCTTATCATATTTTTCACCTTGCTTCCTATACTGAATTTAGTCAATCTTCACACTTCCTATCTTGTCACGATACGGCAGCCAAGCATACTGACAGGAATTGATAAGGTGGTCGTTGCCGTCCTCCGGCTCAGACTTATCCTCTTTCCAACTGTATATGTTAAGCTCGCCTGCGTACTCCTTGCAATGCTCAAGGATATAAAAATCACCTGCCGCCAGCCAAGCTGACTGCAAGTGTATTCGGTCGATTATTTTCGTTTTCTTGAATGCTGGGATAAAGTTATATATGCTGCCTGTGAGCCGTCCGAACTTCTGACATTCAAGTATGGTCGCCTGATCTGCACTGTCAATATATACATCTCGTGCAAAGCCCCACGTCCTACGGTTTTTCTCCAAGAACGCCGTGAATATTTTCGGTATGTCGGAGGGCGTGAGCGGTACTTGCCTGTCACGATTGTTATACACTTCCTCATCAAGGGTAACGCACTTTCTGTCAGCCGTTATGCCCACAAAGGTGAACGCTATGGTATCAGGTGAGGATTGCGAGTAAGCGGTGTCAAGCCCGGCTGAGAAGTACACATAATTGAAAGCTTTCGCCTGCTCTGCTGTCAAGATATTTCGCTTTTGCAGGTCAAACACAAGCCCTGTTGCACGTCCTCTCAGACCGAGTATCTTGTTCTTATACAGCTTTGTGCCTTTCGGAGCGGCAGCCATTTTCCGTTTGATATCCTCATCAGTAAGTGAAAGATTATCACGAAAAGTAAAGAACCAGTACCGCCAATTGGGTACAGGTTCTTCTGTAAGCTCTTTCATTATCTCCGCAGGCACGTCACAGGCGTATTTCTGATACGGACGTGAGCGGTTTACAAACTCTTTATACACAGGCAGAGAGGGGTCGTCAGGGTTGAGGGTCGCCATAAGGTAATCGTTACGGGTTGACATCTCACGGACAAACTCGATATCAGCGGTATTTATCTCGTCGATATAAACGCAGCCGAACTGAGCGCCCAGCACCATTTCCCACTTATCCTTGTTGTCATATCCCAGAACATAGATTATCTTGCCCTCAAACTTGATATGCGGCAGTTTGTAGTCCTTATCGCCGTTGCCGAAGTACCGAGCATTGGTGTGCAGGTCAAGAATGCCGTTATCCTGCTGAATGATAGTTTCCTCAGCCTTTCCCGTAGTCTTAGCGGCAATGACGTGAAGCTTTTTCCTGCTTGCTGACACCATACGCATGAACTTTATGCCTGCGCCCACAGTTGTTTTGCCGCTTGCGGTAGTCCCCTCAAGGAAGTCCGCAGACACACTCCGAACGCTGTTGATGAAGTCCATATACTTCTGCGACAGGGGAAACTTACTCGCCAAGCCCCTCACCGCCTATCTGAGCGAAAACGTCTGAAAGCTTTTCAGAGGTCTTGACCTCCGCCTGTATCTTAGCCACATACTCTCCTGTCATTTTATTGAGGGTATCGACGGCTCTGATACGGTCAGCAGGGTCATTCTTGCCGTCCTTTGCGATATCTGACAAGAGTGCCTGCCTCTCCTTTGCGGTCATTATACGCTCGTCCTGAGCTTTCTCGGACAGCATACGGATATACTCCGCAACACTAGGATTATCTAGGATTTTGCAGGCGTCAGCTTTCGCATACTTCTCACTGTATCCTGCCTTTATAGCACTCTGAACGGTGTTGCCGCTCTGAGCATAGTATTCTGCAAATTTCTTTTGCCGTGCTGTCATGAGGGCACCGTCCTTTCTTTATGGTATGAAAAAAGCCCCGATTTAGTGGGGCTTTGAACACTCAATATTATTAATTTTATTGGTTATATTTCGATCTATCCAAAACAACTTTTAAATCGCCAAAAATAACCGTGGTTCCGTTATTATATATTTTTGCAATGCCACATATAGCATTTGTATCTCTTCTATACAAACCCTCAGGGTCATAGTAATCCGTAGTTTCAAAAAATCTGACTATATAAGGGTCTTCATTATATTTATTCTTCATATAATTTATCATTTTGTCATAACAAAATTGATATTTTATCGAATAAAATATATTATTCTGTTGAACTTCTTGAAGGGTTAATGTATCATCAAAATCATCTACAATGCTAACCTCTTGGGCATATTTATAGCCTTCTTTATGAATTTGACTATCTAACTGCGTTATAGTTTCATTGCGTAATCCTTCCACTAATTCTTCAAGTGCTGTTTTGTTGAAGTTTGATTCTGCTAATAAATAATCTTTAAACATTCCTTTTAGCTGATCTTCGCAATTACAACATATGCAATTTCCATTCTCAAATCCATCATAAAATATTCGGCTTTTTGCCTGTTGTCCACATAAAAAACATTTTGTAGTAAGTTTATTGCTTTGATGTTCCTCCATTTTAAACGGTTTATTACCATTAAATTTGACTACCAAGTACAATCACTCCTCATAATAATATTTCTTAAATAATATCACTAATCAGAGCGAAAATCAACGAAATGCACCGAATTTCTATATACTGCATAAATAGCATTTGTATTTTTTATGCAGTATATCAAAAATTCGACATTTATGAACTTTTTACGACGCAACGCAAAAGCGACCGCAAAATGCAGCCGCCCTTGTGAAAAATATTATAAGGAGTTTTGTAAATGGTGGAGCAGATGTTGAGCTGGCACGCTCTCGACCTGCAAACGGGGCTTTCGCCCCGTCGGACTTTTTTATGGAGGTCCGCAAAGAAACTTTTGCCGTTATGGCATATTATCATTATACTCTCTTGACAGGGGTGATACAAGGGCTTTTTCGGGTGTCTGATAAAATTTCTTGAACATTTTTATCGCATTCGGACCAAGCACCTTGCGAGTATAATTTGCCTCACGGTCAAGAGCCTCAGCTGTTCGTTCCCATGACAATCCGTTTATGTATTTGTTGATTATCAACGCCGCAAGTCTGCTGTCAGGCATACTGTCCGTGATACACAATACATTGTATGACATCTGTTCGTAACTTTTGCAAAGCTTTTCAAGCTCCGTCTTATAGTCCGCTATCATCACAACGCTGTCTTCTATCTTTCTTGACGTGCCTCCTGCAAAGCTGGGCGGTATATCGGAGCTTTGCGGCGATGTACTCTCAGCCCTTGCATAGCATTTTTCTATGGCACGCCTTATCGCCGATATACGCTTGTCTATATCCACCAGCTTGTTCAAATATTCTTCTGCTGTCAACCTCTATCCCTCCTCGATCATTCTTCCGCAAACAGGACAGAACTCAAAGCGGACTTCCTTGCCGTCTGCACCAAGCTTTTCGCTCCACTCTGTCACTCCATTGCAGTATTCACAGCCTGCATATTCAGGTATGGTTACATCGTTATGTTTCGCAAGTCCCTCGTCGCAGAGTATCAGCTCCAGTGCCTGCAATGCGTATGTGAGCTTTTCTTCCCCGTCCTGCGTTTTGTTTATCTTCCAGACTGTTGTCTGCCCTCTGCGGATATTCTCCTGCATTATGCAGGCTTGTCTGAAGAACCTGCCGTTTCGCTCTTTGCTATGAAGATATTCCCGCTTGTATTCCGCCTGCTTGTCCTCACATATCTCTTTTGACCACCCCTCATGCCTGTTCTTGTAGCCAAGTCTTGATAACTGTGAGAAATACTTATATTCCTCAGCAGGATACTCGTCATAGATGAGCCTGCCGTCTATTGCCATATCTTCATATCGTGCGAACTCTTCTTGTGACATTCTTTTGAAATCTATCTTTATAGTTGGTACCCCCTCTGTGAAGGGTTGTGAAGGGTTTGCACCCTTTTTAAAGAACTCTTTTCTTTATATATATTCTTTTTATTTTCTTATGCGAAAGGTTAGAAAAACCCTTCAACCCTACACAACCCTACACACTTACAATTACTTACACATTATCAAGTGACAGTCCATTGAAGTATATACCGCCCCTTGTTCTTACTTTCTCAAAGCGTTTTGCAAGCTCCATACCGAACTTTGTTGAACTCATACGATATTCATTGTTCTGCTCAGCCCAGTTAAGATATGCCGCAAAAAGCTGACTTGACTTAACGCTCAGACCCTTGCCAACAGTACACTTATCCTCGACAAATGCAGAGATAACGTCCATTTCACGGCGGTACTCCCTCACTTCTTCAAGGACGGCACGAGGCATTTTAAGCCCCTCTTTCTGCCACAGCAGACAGCCCTCAACTGCCCAGCGGAATATGCCCGTAAGCTCCGCAGACAGCTTGTATTTCAGCCTGCGGTCTATCTTTTCTTCGGGTATCTGCACAGTGAACGGTATCATATGTATCCTTCGCCATATGCCCGTATCCGTTCCTCTGATGACAGGCTTATGGTTTGTCGCCATCCAAAGCTTGAACTCAGGCTTGAACTCGAACTCGTCGCCGTAAAGCTTTCTTGCGGTAACAGTATCATCGCCTGTAAGCTGTTTGAGCAGACCCTCGTTGATACGAACGCCCTCGTTAGGCTCAACGCTTGTCACGAGCCTTGCACCTTTGAGCCTTGCAATATCGCTGTTTATGGCGGTGCTCTGATTACTGCGCACCATAATAGTTTCAGGCTGGATATTTGCCGCATAGTCCCCGAAAATATCCCTTATGATATCAATGAAAGTTGACTTGCCGTTTCGTCCTGTCCCGTAAAGAAAGAACGCACATTGCTCGGTGGTCGAGCCAGTCAGGGAATATCCCACAGCTTTCTGAACGTATCTGATAAGGTCTTTATCCCCTCTGAAAATGTCGTCAAGAAAGGCAAGCCAGCGAGGGCAATCGGCATTCTCTGAATACTCAACGGCTGTCATTTTCGTCAGATATGTCATAGGGTCGTGAGGAGATATGCCGCCGCTTCGCAGGTCGATAACTCCCCCAGGTGTATTGAGAACAGTTTTAAATCTGTCCATCTGAGCCGGCAGAACAGGAACGTGGTGCATGACCTCGCTTAGCATTGCGTTCTTTGATTTGTTAGAACGGCAGGACTTCATATGCTTTTCAAAAGCTTTCGCCATATCCGTTCCCTCGTCTGCGTCAAGCTGAGCGTACACCTTTGCCTCTGTCGCCATACAAGCCACAGCCTTATCTGCAAGGCGTTTAACTGTGCCTGTCATATCGGTACACCACTTTCTGCCGTCATACCAAAGCCAGCGTTTGTCTGTATAACAGTATCTCACCTGCTCGCCGAAGAGGTCAACAAAGCGTTCTGCGTTGCCTGTATCGTCAAATGAATAAAGTCTTGGCTTGGCTTCTTCCTGCTCCACAGCGCCCACAGAAACAGGCTCAGAGGGCGACTTGAAATTAAGAGAAAATCCCCCTGCGAACTTTGGCGAATAGGTCTTGTCGCAATCTGCAATGGCTTTCTGGATCGTGAGTGCGCCGTAGGTCGAACCGCTTTGCGCTCTGTCCCACTTTTCACGCATAAGACCTGAGGAGCGGAATATCACATCCATTTTCTCTGCGTCACAGCCTGTCCAGAAGGCAAGCATTGAGCAGAACGCCATATCAGCCTCAGACTGAGAGGTATATCCTGCGGTTCTTCCACTGTAGAGCGACACGAACTTTCCGCCGTTCTTTGCTCCTGCCGCCGCTTTGATTATCTGGTCTGCGGTGTCAAGTCTGACAGCAGGAACAGCCTTTGCCACAGGCTCGTGACCGCCTCCTATATACTTTTCGTGCAATGGCTTTATGCTGTCGGAACACTCTGCGATGCCCTCATATTCTGAGCAGGAGTTGCCTGTCATAACAAAAAATCTGCCGTCCTCATACATCTCAACTGGGCCTTTACGTCTGCCACGCTTTGGGAGCGTTCCTCTGCATATGATATGTATGCCCTTGCCCGATTGAGATATTTCAGTATAGCTTTGCAGGGTGGAGATAAATTCGGATATGATGTTGCCGTTCTCTCCCCTTTGGTATGCCTCAAGCTCCTCCTCTTTGCCGTCAATGTCAACACCGAAATATGGACAGCCACCGAACATAAATCCTATGCCCGAATGTTTTTCTGAGGCTCTCACAGCCGTATCGAAATCGCACCAGGTAGAGGGGTTATTTGACATAGCCCCTCCGCCAGTAAGTGCGTTTATCGGCACTTTCTTTATCTTCCCTCTCTTTTCATCTGGCACAGCGTCCCAGCATATCCAGTTTGGCAGGGCTTTAAGCTCCTGCGGTATTTGTTCGTACATATATCCAACTCCTAACATAAATTTTGAAAAGTCAAAGCCTTTCACTTATCCCCGAAAAACGTCCAAAAAGTTGCATTAAAAATGCAACAATTGCAGAAATGTTGCCAAATTAAAAGATAAATCATTTGTTTGCACAAAATATCATCTGCGTTTTTATGCAAAAGCACTATGACTTTTCGCTTTTCTCAGAAATCAGAACGGCACGCCGTCATCTGTAAGCACGTCCTCAAAATCTTCAAGGGAGCCTATGGCGCTGTCAGCCTGCGTATTTGTCTTAGGCGTTGCAAAGCCCGTCTGCTTAGCCGCAAAGCTGTCCGCCTTCGGTGCAGAGGATTTGAACTTATGCTTGCACTCAGGATACTTTGTAGGGTTGACAAAATTAATGCGTTCCTGCTCCTTGCCGTTCCATTCCTCGTGTGTGAGATCTACCCTTATGCACTTGTTCAGCAGGTCGGTGCAGTATGCTTTAAGGCTGTCATACTCCTTGCCGTCAGGGAGCTTAGCCGCCTTGCCCATTGCCATAAGCTGAGCAAAGTTGTAGCCCTCTACCTGCATATCGTTCTCGTTAGGCTCGTGCTTTTTCCATATGGTGTGAAACAGGCAGGAGTTGCCGTATTTCTGTCCCTGCACGTCATTTCTGATGACAAGAGTGAAGTTAAGACCCACCGAGCCTTTCTTTGTTGTGCGTTCCTCGATAGCGGTTATGATGCACTCGTAATCGCCCTCAGGCTTTAATCCGTTCTGAAATGCCTCTGATTGATTTGACTTAAATCCCATTTTTTATTCCTCCGTTAGTAAATTTACTGCGTCCTCTGCTGATCGGCATATGCCTGCCAATGCTCCGCATTCACGCATTTTTGTTATGAACTTCTTTTGCTCAGGACGAACTCGTCCCGACTTTGTTTTAACTTCGATAAAGACAGCTCTGCCGTCCTTATGCCTTACGCCGAACAGGTCTGAAAAACCTTTCGGCACACCTGTGGTGAAATATCTGCCGTCAACTGTTCTGCCCTCGCCAACGTTCACACGAAAGACCGTGCAGTAGGGCGATACCGCACAGCGTATCTCGTTTTGTATCCTGTGTTCTTCCGTCAACCTATAAGCCCCCTTTGCCTTGCCTGATAATACGCCCAGCCTGATTTGTAGCCGTGACTTTTCGCATACTGCAAAAGTTCGGGATAGGTATGACAATCGGCAGGCGAGCTGAAATCAAGCTTGAATCCCTCCACCTTTACAAGCCCCACGCTGCTGTCTGTTTCAAGCTTTCTCTCGGCTGTGGGAAACTCATATCCGCAGTGAGGACAGCATACTTTCACCCCCGAAGGAGGAGCGGAGAAAGTATAGAAACATTCGGGGCATTGTTTCACCTTGTCGCTCTGCTCCTGCTTTTTATGCTGAGCTTTCGGCTTTTTCTCCAAGCTCCACTCCCTGTCGTCATCAGGCATACCAAACCTTGCATAGTTGCCAACGTGGTCGATTATGACGGCTCTTTTGTTAGGTCTGTACCGCATACATCTCATAGCCTGCTGAATGTAAAGAGTAAGGCTCTTGGTAGGTCGCAGGAGTATGGCACACTCGCAGTCGGGGACGTCAAAGCCCTCCGAGATAAGGTCAACGTTGCACAGCACAGTTATATCTCCCCTGCGGAAAGCTGAGATAATGCTGTCACGCTCTGCCTTTGGGGTCGAGCCGTCGATGTGTGCCGCCTTTATGCCGTTTTCATTAAACACCTCTGCCGTTCGCTGAGAATGTCTTACTGACGCACAGTAGCAGACCGCTTTTTTGCCCAAAGCAAGCTGTTTGTAATACTTTATGACGTCGCCAAAAACAGTATTTTTCACCATAGCTTTTTCTATCTCAGCCGCCATATATTCCCCGTGAGAAACGTGAAGTCCTGTAAGGTCGGCAACGTCAGGAGCATAGTAGTCATAAGGTGCAAGACAGTTGTTATCAATAAGCCATTTTGCGGACACGCCAACGATAAGCTTGTCGTTCACGTCACCAAGCCCGTCACCATTAAGGCGAACAGGAGTCGCTGTAACGCCCACTCTCGGCACGTCTGAAAAGTATTCGTATATGCGTTTGTAGGACTGAGCAAGGCTGTGATGATTTTCGTCAGTTATGATAAGTGCAGGTCTGGCAAGCTTTTTAAGCCGTCTTGTAATAGTCTGCACCATACCAACTTCGCAGAGCCTCATATCAACGCCCCAGCGGATAAACGTCTTTTTTATCTGCTCCACAAGCTCACGTCTGTGGACAAGAAAAAGCACTCTCTTGCCGTTAAAGGTAGTTCTCCTAGCCATTTCAGCCACAATGCATGACTTTCCTCCACCGCAGGGCAGGACTATGCAGGGTGCTTTATACCCTGCACGCCAAGCCTGCCTTACCTGCTCCACCAGCTCATTCTGATACGCTCTCAGCTTCATTGGACTTCGCCGCCTTTACCCTTTTCAGAACGCATTTCATGCAAAGCTGTTTGCCGTAATTCTTCATCGAGCCGTCTATTATCTGCTGAACAGTACGCTTGCCGTCTGACATTATCGTCTTTCCGCACTCTGAGCAGATATGTTCGTCCGCAAGGTGATAGTATGTCCTCAGTGCTTCATCAACAAGTTTCAGATCGTTGCTTATGTACATACTGTCGAACAGCCCGATAGGACTTTTGCAGGTGTCAGTGCCGTCCGTCTGAGTTGCGAAAAGATACTTGCCGTCAACCACAACAGTTTTAAGCACAGTTGTGAACATACCCTCGACAGTTATCTTCTCATCAAGCAGCTTGCCGATAGTTTTAGCTTTCTGCCTGCCGTCCTCGCCTGTATCAAGGTGATTGAGAAAATACACGATAACATCTTCGGGAAGCATTTCAACGCTTCTCACAAGCTCCCAAAAATTCTTTGCAATGTCGGTGAACTTCTGATAGCCCGTTTCCTTTGCACGGCGCATAAACTCGTTCACCATAAGATACTGACTATCGTCAACGGCTATGGACTTTGCCGTCTGAGCTTTCATAAAGCGTTCTATCTCACCGTAATTGTCGGTATGTATCGTTGACTTAAACTGTGTGCGGAACGGAAGCTGTTTTCCGTTCACGTTCACAAGTGCAAGCTCGTCCTCTTTGAAATTTCTCAGGGAAGCAGATTTGCCGCTTCCCGAAAAGCCTAATACAAGTATCGCAAGTCCCATTCTCTTTTCCTCCTTATCTTATGGTCAGTCCCGGTCTGCGGACAACTGCCGCATAGGGGATCTCTCTGCCTGCCTCGATAGCCGCCTTGACAGCCGTCTTGCTTATGTCAGGATCTTTGTATTTCAGCAGGCTGTCATCATTGACCTTTGCCCACTCCACAAAGGCTTTCGGGTCTGTTATCTCGGTGCTTTCCCTGCCCTTTGTTATGCTTATCTTAGCCATAACGCCCTCTATTTTGTTAAGGTTGACCCTCTGCATACTGTTCATAAGATAAGCTTTAAGGCTCTCTGCCTGCTTGACCTTCTGCTCACGTCTTGCTTTGAGGGCTTTCTCCTCTGCTTCAAGCATTTTCGCCTCGCTGCTCAGCACCTTGACATAAGCTGCAACGTTTTCTGCCTTGTCTGTAAACTCAGCCTCAACGCATTCAAGGGTATCAAACCACACCTTTTCAGCCTCAGCCTTTTCCTCTGCCGTAAGCTCGGCATTTTCCGTCATATCCTCAAGGCTGTCAAAAAGCCTCTGAAAATCGTTTGTAAGCTCATAAAGTTTCATTTTTATACCTCCAGTTTTGAATTGATTATATCCGCAAGCTGTCTTGCTTTCTGTGTGAAAAGTCCATAATTGTCGCTGTCATTATGCTCGTTCACAAAGCCCACGAGCCTTGTTACGCTGTCAACAGCGGTGGAAAGATAAGCCTTGAATATGGCTTTATC